GGCGGCGTTCGGGCAGTCAATTCGGGCGAGCTACGACGAAGCCTCAGCGCGCGAAAAGAACGCTCGCGCCGAGCTGGCCGAAATGCGTCTCGCCGAGGAGCGCCGCGAACTGCTCAGGACGGCGGATGTCGCGCCGGCCGTCTCGGAAATCGCCGCGAAGATCAACCAAATCATTTCCGCGCTGAAATCAAGGTCGGGACGACTCTATGCGGCCGCCATCGCCGGCGGCGAGGAGGCCATGCACATCGAACTCGGAAAATCGATCGACGAGGCATTGACAGGCGCGGGCGCCGCGCTCCGCCAGTTGGCCGAACTCGCCGTCCAGGAATCGGAATAGCGCCGCATGGATGGAAAATTCGCATCAGCGCTGGCGGTGATCGCCGGCGCGATGGCTGCCGCCATCACGCCCCCGACGCAGCTCTCTCCCTCGCAATGGGCTTCCCGCAATCTCGTGCTCGTCGAGGGGCCGCGGGCCGGCCAGCTATGGGATAAGGCGCAGGCGCCCTACATCTGCGCGATCATCGACGGCATTTTCTGCGGCCCGCATGTCAAGGGGACCGTCCGAAAGTCAGCGCAGACCGGTTTTACGCAAGGCATCACCGCCGTCGAGGGATGGATCGCCGCCGAAAATCCGGCGCGCACGCTGCATGTCCTGCCGACGACCAGCCTTGCTCTCGCCTACAACCGTGAAAAACTGCAACCGGCGATCGACGCCACGCCGCCGCTGAAACAGCGCATCCGCGACCTCTCGATCCGCGGCGCGGTAGGCTCCTCATCGCTCTACAAGGCCTTCGCCGGCGGCTCGATCGCCATCGTCGGCGCCAATTCCGCCGCCGAACTCCAGGCGCGCACAATCAAATACGCGCTCTGCGACGAAATCAGCCAATATCCGCGCGATCTCGAAGGCCAGGGATCGCCCATGGCCATGATCGACGCCCGCCAGATCGCCTTCCACGCGACGCGCGATTATCGCAAGCTGCAGGGCGGCACGCCGACCGAAAAAGGCGCCTGCCTCGTCGACAAGGAATTCGAGGCCGGCGACCAGCGCTATCAGCATCTGCCCTGCCCGCATTGCAATGACCGCATCCGCCTCGTCTTCGGCGGCTATGCCGATGATTCCGCCGGCGTCGGCCTGCGCTTCAACCGCGCGGCGCCTTTCGACGCCCATTACGTCTGTCAGTCATGCGGCGCGCGCATCGATCACTGGCAGAAAGAGGCGATGATCTCGGCGGCGCTCGATCTGCCGGATTATGGCTTTATCGCCGAACGCGCCGAACTCGGGCGCCATCCGTCCTGGCATATCGACGCGATCTCGTCGAACTTCACCACCTGGGACAAGATCGCCGAAACCTATGTCGCGGCCGGCGACGATCCGCAGAAGCTCAAGAGCTTCCACAATCATTGGCTCGGCCTGGCCTATGAGGAAAAATCAGACGCGCCGGACTGGCAGGCGCTCTACAAGCGCCGCGAGCCCTATGCCGCGCGCGTGATTCCAGCCGACGCGCTCATCGTCACCATGGGCGTCGACGTGCAGAGGCGCGGCCTCTATGTCGAAATCCTCGGCTGGACGGCGGATCGGCGCTCCTACACGCTGCTCGCGACCTATCTCAACGCCGGCACGCCGGAAAAACCATCCGATACGTCTGACCCGGACGACGGCTGCTGGAGGCGCCTGTCCGAACTGCATGAGACGCCGCTCGCCGATTCATTCGGCGGGTTTCGTCGCCTCGACGCGACCGGCGTCGATTGCCGCTATAACGCGCCGATCGTCTATGACTGGGTCCGCCGCCATCACGGCGCCTATGCGGTGCGCACCGAGGAAGGCTGGGGCCGTCCCGCGCTCGCCGCGCCGCAGCTCGTCGACTTCGACTGGCGCGGCAAGCGAATCCGCAAGGGCGTCCAGCAATGGAAGGCCGGCTCCTACAATCTGAAATCGCGGTTCTACGCCTATCTCAATCGCGAGTCCTCGATCGGCGACGACGGGCAGATCATCGCGCCGGCCGGCTTCTGCCATTTCGGCTCGTTTCTCGCCGAGGGATATTTCCGCCAGCTCACGGCGGAATTCGTCGGCCTCGACAAGAACGGCAACCGGGTATGGAAGCAGCGCGAACAGGACAATCACTGGCTCGATTGCCGCATCATCGGCATGGCGCTGGCCTTCGGCGCGCCGGTGTTCGATATCGGCAATCGTCCCGAAAGCTTCTGGCGCGAACTCGCCTATCAGCGCGGCGCACCGGAAAGCGTGATCGCGCCATTGCTGCGCGCCGCCGATGCGGTTGACGCCGCGGCGAAGCCTGACGCCGCGCAACCGGCCGCCGCCCCGCCTGCCGAGCGCACCGCGCCGGCGAAATCATGGACCTGGTCAGGGGGCGACTGGATATGACGCCGACCGAACTCACCGAAGCGGTCGCCGCGCTCGAAACCGCGCTCGCGACCGGCGAATTGACCGTCGAATATGCCGGCCGTCGCTTCACCTATCAGTCGACCGATTCCATCATCAAGGCGCTCGATTATTTCAAACGCCAGCAGCAAGGCGTGCCCTCGACAGGCCCGGCGCCGTCGAGCGCCGATCGCGGCTCCTACGCAAGTTTTGAGCGCGACTAAGCGAATTCACTGAATTCCCCTTGGCAGGGGGAACGGCGCGAACCGGGCGGGGGACGCATTTTGTCGCCCGGCACACATCAGGAGAAGGCATCGTGCTCAAAAAGCGAAATATCGCCGCTCAATGACCTTCCGCCCTTCCATTTTCGATCGCGCGCTGCTCGCGGTCGCGCCGGTATCCGGCCTGCGTCGACTGCATGCCCGCGCCGCCGCTGCGGAGTTTCTGCGCGCCTATGACGGCGCGTCGCGCGACAGGCGGCTGAAAAACTGGCGGGCCGACGCTTCCGGCCCGCGCGCCGAAGGCGATTCAGCCCGCGAATTGCTGCGCTATCGCGCGCGCGATCTCGAACGAAACAACAAGACGGTTCGTTCCGCAAAACTGCAATTCCAGGGGCAGACGGTCGGCGCCGGCATTACGCCGCGCGCGGTAGGGGCGAACAAGACGCTGCGCAAAAAGGCCAATGAGGCCTGGAAGCGCTTCGTCGACACCTGCGACATGGACGGTCAGCAGGACTATTACGGCCTGCTGTCGATGACCGCCGGCGCAATGTTCATCGACGGCGAGGCGCTGCATCATTGGGTCGATGCAGGCAATCGCAAATGGGCGAAAATCCGCGTTCTTGAGGTCGATCATCTCGACGAAACACGAACCGGCCTGCTCAATGGCGGAACCGATTTCACCGCCGACGGCATCAAATTCGATATCAACGGCCAGCGTCGCGGCTATTGGATTTACGAGACGCACCCCGGCGAAAACAATCTTCTGACCCGCAAACCGAGCCTTTCCCGGCTCGTCGCGGCAGACGATATTGATCATTTCTTCCACGTCGGTCGCCCCGGCCAGATTCGCGGCATTTCGTGGCTGGCGCCGTCGATCATATCGCTGCGCGGCCTCGACGACGTGACGGAAGCGATCATCTGGCGCAAGCGGATCGAAGCGTGTCTCAGCCTCATCATCCGCTCGCCGGAGGCGCAGGGCGCGGCGCCGGTGATCGGCGCGCAGTCAACCGACGACAAGGGCCGCCGCGAAGAGGCGATGGCGCCCGGCAAGATGGTCCGGCTCGGGCCCGGCGAAGACGTGACGCCCTTCACGCCGTCGACGTCGGGCGACACGATCGAATTCATGCGCATGCAGCTTTACGCCTTCTGCGCGACGGCCGGGCTCGCCTATCATGAGGTGACCGGCGACGCCTCTCAGGCGAATTATTCATCGATGCGCGCCGCGAAGATCGCCGGCTATGCGCTGATGGACATGGTTCAGTGGTTGACGCTGGCGCCGCGCATCAAGTCGGCGTGGCGTCGCGTGATGGCCGCGGAATGGGCGGCGAGCGGCGTCGATCTGCGCGCCGTTTCCTGTGAACTCGCCATGCCGGTGCGCCCCTGGGTCGATCCGCTCAAGGACATCATGGCCAAGGTGCTCGAAATCCGCGCCGGTCTGCAGGCGCATCCCGATGCGCTGGCCGAACGCGGCATCAATAGCGAAGATTTCGTCCCCGAAGTCGAAAACTGGCTGAAGCTCGTCGACGCTTCCGGTTTGATTTTCGATACCGATCCGCGCAAGGTCAATGATTCCGGCGCGCTGCAAGCCGCCACAAAGGCGCAGGCGTCATCGGCGGGCGGCGCGGACGCTCAAGCCACCAACTGAGGTTTCACATCATGCTTATCCGGTTAACGCACACAGGTACTAGATGTTGACGACGCGCACGGAAACTTTGGCGGAAGGCGTCACCATACATATGGGGGATGCGCGGGAGATTGTGCCTACTCTCTCCGCGCGCGCCGACATGGTGATGACCAGCCCG